GTTTTTTGATTCAATGACAACTTTCACTTTCCATTTTGATGACGGCGAGCTCATGTTAACTCTGGCTTTGCCAGAGGAACATGCTCCCTTCACTCAAGACACTCTCAGAGGTCCTATGAAAAATCATAGGGATTACTCCCAGAAGATAACAACCTCACTTGAAACCTTGCCTTTTCAGCAGGCTAACACTGTTGATTGTGGTGGCGAAGGTGATTGTTTTTTCCGCTCTATATCTTATCTAAACGGGATGTACAAGAAATTTGGGATACCATGCTTCTCATTGTCGACAGCAGATTACTATGATTCTTTAAAGCTTCCCTTTGGAACTTGGGTGGAAGATACACATATTAGCTGTCTTGCAAGCCTTTTTGGAATGACAATTTGTGTAATAAGCACTGTAAAAGATCAGGCATATCTGTCTGTTTTCGGTGACACTGGCCCTGTTTATTATCTCGAGAACATAGGAAATTATCATTACAGAGCTGTATGGTCAACCTCCATAATTTCTCACCTCTGGGATATGGTGGCATCCGGTTTTGTGAATCTGGATGATCAAATTCGTATCATCAATTTCAACATGCATGAGGAGAAACACCCAACAATCAGTCCTTCTGACAGTGAATCAGAGATTGAATCAGAAGAAGAAATTGAAGAAGAGACCTCATCTCCGGTAGATTGGGGCTCTTCTTCAGAAGAAGATGATGATAAAATTGGTTTTTCAGTCCTACCTCCATCTGCCCCTTCTGACATCTTGTTTAGTTATTTGAGAGATTTCGGATCAATGGAAGCAGACAATGAAACTGAAGTTTTAGACGCTTTTGTCATAGTTCATCACACATTGCTTGATTTGATTCATGAGTCTCAAAACAGAAATTCTTTAGTACCACCTTATCTATTGAAGCTTTATTACAAGTGTAGACACAACACTTTTGGGTTTCTGTGCACTCAAGGATTGGGAAAAAGAAAGATTGAAACAGATGTTCCGCTGTCTCGTTACATTGATAGTGACAGAACTCCAGACATGATTATTGATAATGAATCCATAGACATTTTCGAATTTACTGTCAGCAATAGATATGATATGGTTGATTTCAACAAAGGAGGGGGCATTATAGATGTCAAGTATACAAAAGAAGCTAAGCAGATCCAGGAGAAAACAGGCAAGATGTGCAGTGTTCATATAATTCCAGCTGTTCTTGACGAATACAACATTAATGAAGTCGTACAACTCATGTCCCAATATTGTAGTCCATCAGAGAAGACCTTAACCAGATTCTACTCTGTTGCGAACAAGTTAAAGAATTCTATATCAAACGCTTACTTTTCCGGAAACGTATCTACACAAGGGATTGAAGGAATCACTGGTATTTATTCTGCACCAGCTTTAAGCAGGACTGAAATGTTGGATGGGCATTTTGTATCTGTTGTATTGAAAAACTGGCAATGGCTCACTCACCATGTGCTGACCCTGCTTGATAAAAAAGGTCCTGATCACATCATTGCTTTTGCTTATGAAAAAACAACTGGTCGTGTTAAAATGATAGACAGGCCTCGTGATATGCAAAGCCTACGATTGAACAAATGTCTGGAGATCTTAAGGAATGGTGACTTTTCAAGAGTCTTACAAAGCATGAATTACACAGTCGGTGGCAAGAGGGTAAGCAGTAAAGAAATGAGGGGTGATGTTGCTTTGACACAGGCTCACCATGAAGTTTCATCACGCAAACTGAAATGGTCTTACAGCACGACAACAAGGGATGTTTACTCAAGGCGCACTCCAGCAACGCCAGATGAATATTCAGAATTTGATTTGTATCCTAAAGAAGATATTCCTACCATAAGTCTAAAAGTTGATTTCGAACCTGATTATTTCAACAAACTCATGAATTTTCAGTATGAAAAACTATTGCTTGATGATACCAAAAACATTCTGGCAAACAACGTCATGAGCAGAAATTACCTGAAAGAAGTCTCGGCTGATTTCAGGTCTTCTTACTCCGTTGCCAACTCAAATCCCAACCAAAAGATTTGTCCCAAACAGACTTTCATGCTTCCCATGTGCACGGTTCCTCTGGATAACACCAGTTTGGATGACCTTGCAAATGAGGTGATGCATGCATATATACTGAAAGGAAAGGGGAATCACACGAGAGCCATTCTTCAAAAAGTTAAAGATGGGGTTTTCCATTCTGAAGCCTTATCTAACGAAGATATATCAAAAATTCGAGATAAGTACAGTGAAGCTCGCGTGGATTATTTCAACTCTCGTCTTAAATCACCTGCAGGGCAAACAAAATGGTCTCACATGCACCCTATTGATAAACAAAAGCTAGCGCCTCTTCGTGAGAAAATGGTCAGAAATCAAAGGGAATACGCTCAAGTTCTCAGGGATGCTAAGAGGGTTAAAATAAGAACAATCAAGTTGAATTGTGGGAAAAACTCGATATTAAAAAAAGATTTCAAAGCTGAAATGCTCCATTTTTCAAAAGACAACAAGGGAGTAAAGGGAGTTGGTAAAGTCAAAAATTTCGATTCTCTCAATGCCTTCTTCAAAACATTCTTCAACAATCTCTCTGACATCTCATTCCAAAAGCTTAATCTTCCAAAACTTTTTAATACGGAAAGAGGTCCGGGGCCTGACTTCCTCACACAAGATAAAAATTTCTATACTGAAAGATGGTCAGATTTTTATGAAAGACATTATAAAGGAACTTTGATAGAACAATTGTCTGTTGTTGCATCCAACCTTTCAAAACTTCTTTTTAATGAGAGCGTGAAATCTTACAATTACAATTTTTGCAAAATTGATAATTTGGGATTTAAGCAGATGATTGTTCTTGTAAGAGGAGGAAAGAAAGCATACAGTAGGAACATGTCTAAACTATTCAAGGTGGGTTTTGAGTGTGATCCCCGACATGTTCAATACTTAGGTTATGAAGAAAATGAGTCTTTTGAAGTTGTCCATTGGAACGGTAGGACTTTTGTATACACACCATGGAGTCAGATACATCTTGATATTCTTTACGATTGGTTTTCATCCAGAGAAAAAACCTTTATGAATTGCTACACCAATTTCGTAAGGGAGAAGCGAGTAGGGAACATGAGTCCCCTTTCAATGTTGCCTTCCATGTTGTCATTTCACAATCGCCGAAAAACTGAAACACTGCTCCACAATATGAGATATCTTATTGTGAATCCATTGGGTAAGTTTGCCAATTTAAAAGGCATCATCAAAACATTCTGCACCTTTAATATAAGTTACCTAGATGCCTGGCTGAAAGAATGCATTTTCCATCGTTATGAATCGTTTTCATTGGAAATTCATAACATTTCATCCGAAAAAGGAAGGAACCTGGACGATATTTTGGCTCAAGGGAACCTCAAAGACTTGTGGTTTGAGGAGCCCTTTGTAAATACAGAGCAGCTTACTAGTTTCATCTACATAACATATGCAATGACAAAAGCTCCTGTAAATGCTTCTATAGAGCAGGCAAACAATTTGAAAGAGATTCTGAAAGACGTCAAGATGTTTTCAGAAGATCATGGCAGTGTTGATAAGTTGGATGATAAATCGTTAAGATTTAACATTTTCAATTACTCTCCAGAAGTGTATGAAGATGATTTTAAATATGATCCTGTATACTGTCAATATATCGGTTTCCATATGGCAGGGTTTCTCAAAACCAGAGCGGACCCGAATGAGATAAACAGGCTCTGGAAGAATGCGAGCACTAAAGGCATTTCCGCTATAGCCAATTCAAACGGGCTCAGAGGCTTCAATGACACAAATTTTTATGGAAAGAAGGGGTATGAAGTGGTGTATGACAAAATCATTGAACTCCTAGAGAAAGACGACAGAACACTTGAAGACCTAGTGGAACAGTATCTATCTATGGATCTGGAAAATGCTCATGAAAGTATATCTGGGGATAAGATCACCATGTCCGAATTGACTCTCAATAAAATCACTTTCCACATTGTTCACAAGATCCAGAGGGGAGGAGGGAGAGAGATTTTCTGCATGGATTTCATCACGAAAGCGTTTCAAAACCCTTTGGAGAACTTTTTCAAAGGTCTTTGTAAACTCGTTCCCAATGAATTCATATCAATCCCTTCAAACAAAAGACATTCTATTATTCACACCGATTTTTTTGAGAGAACTCCAGCGCCTTGGATTAAAAACACATTGCGTTGGGTTCTTGATTGCAGGAGATGGGCACCTCATAGTGTTTTCCAAAAATACATGCATTTCATGCACGGGATGTCTCCCATTCTTCCCAAAGACATGGTTGAAAATTTCTCAACATTTGGTGACTTAATGATGGAGAAGCGATTCATCACCCGTGAGCATGTTTACGGCACTATAAAAAACAATATGTCCTACAGAGAAATAAAAAACCTTTTGATACCTTCAGAAGAAAAGGGAACTTATGAGGCAACCGTGAAATTCTCATTTGTTATGGGAATTTTTAACTATCTTTCTACCCTCATGCATGCTGCAAATCAGCTTGTTGCCTCTGAAGCAATTATGTACTACAATCTTAAAGCTGGGAACGGCCTTGTTATTATGGATGCGAAATGTCATTCAGATGACAGTGTTGTGACTTCTTACCATGAAAATCCAAACAGCATCACCCCTTCTGTTAAAATCTATGATTGGCTTTTGAAGGGTGCAAATCATATGTTGTCTATCAAAAAGAGTCAAGTGAACGAAAACGTTTATCTAGAATTTTTGTCCATCTTGTATCTTTTTGACAGATTTGTGCCTGTGATACCCAAATTCATGTCCAGCATACCTTTCAAACCCACAGATAGAGGGTATTCCTCTGATGTTAGCTTTAGCATGACTCAAGCCATAGAGGTTTTAATGCAGGGGGGAACTGTCGAGGAATCTTTTCTTATTTTGAAACTAACAGAAAAGTTCATTCAAGGGATTTACAATCTGAATCCAAATCCCAACCTTCCTTATAATTTTCTTGGAAATCTGGACGCACACCCTATAGAACTTCTTTTAGCTGGAGGCAACTGTGAGATATATAAACACATGAAATATCAACCTCTGAAATTCTGGTCTACCGTCACGCTGCTAGAAGAGTTTGACTTGATTGATCATAACAATCCCATGGACCTTAGTGTTAAGTGGGATATGAGTGCCAGAATGAGTCAGAATCTAAAGCGCAAGTACTCAAAATATCAGAAAATAACTGAGGATCTTAGTCAAAAGTACCCATGGACCATGGAGAACTGCCGGTTAGGTAATGAGTTCTTGAACATAACTTGGTATATCAA